GTCATGGTAAGAGGAGCTTTCGCTCCTCTGTCTTTTAGTATCGATCAGCGTATGGATCTCGACCTGTGATTGATTTCTGTGCTTCTCTTTGACTCATGGAATCGTGAGGCTCAACAGATATCTCAGCTGTAACAACTCCATCATGTGAAGTAATATATCCACTACCATATTCAAAGTCATTACCAAACCACTCTTTCCACCAGGCTTGAGCTTCTTTTAGTTGGTCAAACTTTACAGTTTGACCATTACCATAATCATCTATTGATTCTTTATAGATAACGTATTTCATATTACTCCACCTCCTTACCATTCAGTTTTAAATTAACTTCGATTAAACTTTCATCATTTGCCTTATCAAGAACACCCTCGCAGTTTTCAAGTCGTGTTAATGTGTCTTCTAAATCATAATAAAATTCCATCCCATATATTATTGTTTCAGATAAATCACCTACAACTTCATCAAGTAAGCATCGAGCCTCGCACACTAAGCTGCCTACTTTAGATAAATTAGAAATAGTTTGTTGGTTCACAGTCATAATTAACTCCGTTTTTGTTGTTGTTTATATTATAAATATACATAAGAGCAGCTTAGTCGTCACATTTATATTGACTACACATGACCGTATGGGTGGGCTTGCGTTCTAGGGTGGAGTATAGGGGTAACTATGTGGATTACCGAATCAACTTTGCAACAACTTGACCCCCCACCCCCAATATACGACAGGAGGGGTAACTAATACGATCATCTATTACAAGCATTGATATTTTCATTCGGATGTATTATTGTTCGGGCATGAACAACTTTGAAGCTCTACCTAAAGAAGTGTTACAGGAAGTCCTGTTACTGGAACAACAGCACAAGCGACTTGAAACTCGTGAGGAAGCTCAAACTAAATTTCTATCCTATGCTAAACATGTATATGACGGTTTTATAGAAGGCAGACATCATCGAATCATTTCTGAAAAGCTCGAGGACATTGCATCGGGTAACTTGAAGCGTTTGATAATCAACATGCCTCCTAGACACTCGAAATCAGAATTAGCCTCATATTTAATGCCTTCGTGGTTCTTGGGCCGTAATCCGAAATTAAAAATCATACAGGCTACCATGAACACGGAACTTGCTGTAAGATTTGGTAGGAAGGTCCGTGATCTCATTGCCGATCCCATATATGCTGAGATCTTTCCCAAAACGGACTTGAAACAGGATAGCCAAGCTGCAGGTCGTTGGGAGACTAGTGCTGGCGGGGAATATTTCGCTGCGGGGGTGGGTGCTGCAATGACAGGTCGTGGTGCGGATTTATTGATCATTGATGATCCGCACTCGGAACAAGATGCACTGTCCTCGGTTGCTTATGATAATACATATGAGTGGTACACATCTGGACCGAGACAGAGATTGCAACCGGGGGGTACCATTATCATTGTGCAGACGAGATGGTCGAAGAAGGATTTGACAGGACGTTTAGTACAGAATATGGCGATGGATACTATGTCCGATCAATGGGAGGTTATTGAATTTCCTGCTATTTTACCAAATGATAAACCGTTATGGCCCGAGTTTTGGCAAGTTGATGAATTATTAAAGGTCAAGGCTTCACTGTCCCCGGTCAAGTGGAACGCTCAATGGCAACAAAACCCGACATCGGAAGCTGTTGCGATGATCAAGAGAGATTGGTGGCAGACTTGGGAGAGAGAAGATACCCCCAGATTAGATTATATAATTCAGAGTTATGATACGGCTTACAGTAAAAAAGAGACAGCTGACTATAGTGCGATTACAACTTGGGGTGTATTTGAGCCGAAGGAGAATGGTGATCAGCATTTGATAATGTTAGATGCGAAGAAGGGTAGATGGAGTTTTCCCGAGTTGAAGGAGATTGCTATAGAGGAAAATCAGTATTGGGATCCTGACATGATGTTGATTGAGGCAAAAGCGAGTGGACAACCTTTGGCTGATGAACTAAGATTGTTAAATCTTCCTGTTACTACGTTTAGTCCGGGCAGGCGAAAAGGTGGTGGAGGTATAGATAAGACTATGAGAATGCATATTGTATCGCCTATATTCGAATCGGGTAAAGTATGGTATCCTGATGGAGAAAAGTTTGCTGAAGATGTTATTGAAGAAGTTGCGTCTTTTCCGAATGGAGAACATGACGACTATTGTGATAGTATGACAATGGCTTTGATGCGTTTTAGGCAAGGCGGTTTTATAGATTTAAAAGGCGAAGAGATTCCAGAGAATTGGTATCCTCGTAGAGCAAGAGAGTATTATTAATGTCAGGATATATTGGTAAATTTTTAAAAGGAATGTTGAAAGAAGGTGCTCAAGTTTCAACAAAGACTATGCCAGATGCTGTTGTTGGTAAAAAAGTATTTGGAGATCCTAATAAACCGGGCAAGCTTAAAGTAGAAGTTATTTCTAAAGACGGTAAACAAAAAGGTTTATTTAAATTAGACGAAATAAAGAAAAAACCGGGTCGTGCTCGTAGTGAAGAAAACATACCAGAGGTTCAACGATTTGAGGATCCGATAGAGTATGCAAGAAGACCTATCACTGAAGAAGAAACTTTGTCACTAACACCTGGTGATATTAGAAGAAGACTACAATATGATCCAGATTTAAGTATAGCCAAGCAACAAGAAACAGGAAGAACTGGTAATGAATTATTACTAGAAAAGTATGGCGGAGATATATACAAAGGAACTAGAAACATTGGTCGGCATAAACTTCCGGGTTTAAGAAGAAAACCAGCAGAGATAAAAGAAGCGTCTGATTTTGCAAGAAGAATGCAAGAGAAACAGGCAGAGGCTGTTAAAAAAGCAGAACAACAAAAAAAGAAACAAGTGGCAGAAGAGGTTGTTGCTTCACAACAATTAGCAGCAAGAAGAATAAGACCAAATGCAGAAGATCCTTTTTTCAGATTACCAGGTGGTGCTGTTGACATGAAGAAACTTAGAGAAGCAACGAGCCGATTTGAAAACAATATGAGTAAAAAAGAATTTATGGACAATCCAACAAAACCTATGTGGGCGAAAGGTGGTTCAGTAAAAGTGAATAAGAAAAACAAAACAAAACAAAAAAACAAAAAGTATGTAACTGTAAAAAATAGATTTTCAGATAGAATGTTACCCAACAAAAAACGAACTACGAGGATATACTAATGGCAGAACCTAGAGAAATAGCAGGAATGATGGAGCCATCTATGGGAGCAGGTGGTGAAACAGCAACCAATATAAATGATTTGGATCTAGAAGTTGAATTAGAAGAAGATATGGAACAAATGCCCGAGGGTGTTGAACTGATTGGTGATGAGGAAGTAGAAGTTGAAGCAGAAGAATATGATCATACAGCCAATCTTGCAGAGGTTCTTGACGATTCAGTTCTGGGAGAACTATCTTCAGATTTACGAGCCAAGTTCCGTGAAGACGTTGAGTCTAGAGAAGATTGGGAAGAAGCGATTGCAAAGGGATTAGGGTTACTTGGTATTAATTACGAGGATCGAAGTGAACCCTTCTTAGGTGCCAGTGGTGTAACACATCCATTATTAAGTGAGGCTGTAACACAATTTCAAGCACAGGCTTACAAAGAGATGTTACCAAGTGGCGGACCTATAAAGACCCAGATCCTTGGATCACCGACCAAGGAGACTGAAGATCAAGCCCAGCGTGTAGAAGACTTTATGAATTATCAGATAACTGAGGTTATGGAAGAATATGATCCAGACACTGATCAAATGTTATTTTATTTGCCACTAACTGGATCTACATTTAAAAAAGTTTATTTTGACGAAACAAAGCAGAGAGCCGTTTCTAAGTTTGTTCCAGCTGAAGATATGATTGTTCCGTACTCGGCTAGTGATTTAAGAACAGCGGAGAGGGTGACACATGTTGTTAGAATGTCATATAATGAGATTCGCAAACTACAAGTAGCAGGAGTATATAGAGATGTTGAACTATCTGAAGCGGATGATGGCGAAGATGAAGGAGCTATCCAAGAGCGTGCTGATGAGTTGTTGGGACTACGTCCGAACTATTCTGATGACTCTTATACCTTATTGGAATGCCACATTGACTTGGACTTGGAAGGTTTTGAAGACACGGATATGGAGGGGAATACTTCGGGTGTTATGTTGCCTTATATTGTCACCATTGATCAGAGTTCTGGAAAAGTGTTATCGGTGGTTAGAAACTTTAGAGAAGAAGACGCACTAAAGAGAAAGAGACAATATTTTGTTCACTTTAAGTTTTTACCGGGATTTGGATTTTATGGATTTGGATTACTACACACAATTGGAGGCTTATCTCGTGCAGCAACTTCTATTCTTAGGCAATTAATTGATGCAGGTACGCTCTCTAATTTACCAGCTGGCTTTAAGGCTCGTGGTGTTCGCATTCGTAATGATGATGAGCCTCTTAATCCTGGGGAGTTTCGTGACATCGACGTCCCAGGCGGAGATCTCAAAAACTCAATCATCCCATTGCCATATAAAGAGCCTTCAGCCACACTAGCAAATCTATTAGGTGTTGTTGTTGACTCTGGAAAGCGTTTTGCACAGGTTGCTGATGCAAAAACAGCGGATGTAAACTCAAATGCTCCTGTTGGAACGACTGTTGCGTTGATTGAACAGGGTTCAAAGATCATCTCTTCCATACATAAGCGTCTACATTACGGACAAAAGCAAGAATTTCGCATGTTAGCCGAGATTTTTAGTGAAAATCCGATGCCATACCCTTATTTTGTTGGAAATGTACCTCCAGAGACTATGCAAAAGGACTTTGATGGTCGTGTGGACATACTTCCGGTGTCAGATCCGAATATTTTCTCTATGGCACAGCGATTATCACTGGCTCAAACACAATTACAGATGGCACAAGCTGCACCGCAGATGCATAATTTGCGAGAAGCATATAGACGTATGTATGATGCGTTAGATATTAAGAATATTGATGCTATTTTACCAGAACCGCCAAAACCACAGCCTATTGATCCGGCAACCGAGAACGGAAACGCTCTAAAAGGTATGCCTTTACAAGCATTTCCGGAACAAGATCATGAAGCACATGTTAGAGCACATATTCCATTCTTGTCGAACCCTGCATCACAGGCAAATCCACAAGGTTACTTGATGTTACATGCACATGTACAAGATCATATTGGTTTAATGGCTCGTGATCAGGTGACCACATTCTTTCAAAAGACGGCTCAAGAAGCACAAATGAGAGGTGAGCCTGTTCCAGAGATTGATCCAGCTGCAATGGAAGCAGCGATTGCTCAACAAACTGGTGAGATTTTGAATGAGTTAATTCCGACATTAGCACCACAGCAGACAGATCCTTTGGTTGAGATTAGGAAGAAAGAGCTTGAGAATGATACAGCTGAACTTCAACGTAAAGCTATGAATGATCAAATGAACTTTCAAGTTGATGCAGCTAAACTACAACAGGCTTATCAATTAGCTCAAGAAAGACAAAAGCTACAAGAGAATATTGCCGAAGATAGGAACGATGTGAACATCTATCGTATTAATACTGCGGCATCTTTGAAAGGTAAGTAACCTATGATATAATCTGGATATGGATCCAGTAACTATATCATTAGCCGTAGGCGTGGCATCAAAAGCTTTTAGTGCAATCAAACAGGGATTTGCCGTTGGTCGTGATATTGAACAAATGTCGGGGGACATTGGTAGATGGATGGGAGCTATATCGGATGTTGATAATGCAGAAAAGCAAGCCAAGAATCCTCCCTTGTTTGGAAAACTTTTTAAAGCAGGTTCTATTGAGGAGGCGGCAATGGCTGCGTACGCTGCAAAAAAGAAACTTGAGGAGCAAAGATACGAACTCAAGATGTTTTTGAATTTAACTCATGGGCCACAAGCCTATGATGAGCTTCTACAGATGGAAGGTCAGATCAGAAAACAGCGTCAACAAACAATTTATAAACAACAACAGATGAGACGACAGATAGGTGAGGGTATTGCTTGGTTATTTCTTGCTATAGTAATTGGTGGATTTTTATTATTATTAGCAAGTTTGTTCTCTAGTAAAGCATATGGTAAAGATTACACATATGTGCCAAAGCCATACACGAAACAACAACTACAGAATCAAGGTAAGATTGAGAAAAAAAAGTATACAACATGCCGTTTAAAAAAAAGAATAAAATCTAAAACAAAACAAATGGCTTGTATTTATATAGGAAACAATCAAACATATGAGTTAATGATTGAGAGTTGGTGTCCAAAGCAATATAAATGTCGGTATAACCCATGGGGAAAAGAGCCGAATATCGATGATGTCATTGACTCGTTAAACAATGCAACGAAAGGTAAATAAATGGAAAATATGGTATTAGATGCGTGGAATGATTTATCGTACCTAGAAGGTATACTGTTTACATTTTGGCTTTTTATCTTATACTATGGTAAGGTTTGGATAGATAGTAGATTTTCCAAGAAGGATTGCAAATGTTCGCAGCGTTAATTGGACCTATTGCAAATCTAGCGACTAGCTGGATGGATAATAAGGTTGAGAAGACAAAGGCAGAAGGCAAAGCTAAAGTTGCCACTGTTATGGCTAAAGCTAAAGTTGCCGAGAGAGTTGCAGCTGGCGAAGTCGAGTGGGAAAAATCTATGGCTGATGCTACTGATGGAAGTTGGAAGGATGAATTTGCCTTAGTTGTCCTACTTTTGCCCGCAATTTTAGTCTTCATTCCGTCATTCACAGAATATGTAAGAACTGGTTTCGAAGTATTAAACACTCTGCCAGATTGGTACCAGTACTTATTATTTATAGCTGTGAGTAGCTCGTTTGGAATTAAAGGTGTTGGACAAGCTATGAAACTTATGGGTAAGAAGTAATGGCTAGAGTAAAACAATTCGCAGATGATTTAGGTATAAGTAAAAATCAAGCACAAACATTAATTAACAAAGGTCGAAGTCGCAAGGACGGTGGATCGCAAATCTTGGAGAGTGTAATGAAGAAACCAGTGTATGCTAAAAAGGGTAAGGCTAATGTAGTAAAGCCAAAGAAAAAACCTAAAAATTTTAAAAAGACAGTTAACAAAATAAAAATGGAAAAAGCCATTGAGTCGGGAAAAGCCACTATTGGCGAATTCAATGAGATGACTGAATATGATATGAAGCAATTTCTTAAAGGTAATTCTACAGGTACTTTCAAAGATATTACAGGTGATGGTAAAGTCACACAAAAAGATGTTTTAAAAGCTAGAGGAGTCCCAG